TGCTATTTACTGTTAAAATCCAGCCTTTTTCCGAATTTCTAACAGTTTATTTTTTCTTTCCCTTGCACTTGTCTTTTTGACATAATGCTTCTTAGTTACATCTGTTCCGCTATGATTTGCAAATTCACTCGCCAGGTCAATCCCGGCTGTTTTTGCAATCAAGTTTATTGATGTTTTTCTTAACGAGTGTGGATATAGATTATCTATTCCCACAAGTTTTCCAATCTTTTTCACTCTGTCTCTAATCGTTGACTTGCTCATTTGCTTAAACACTCCGCTGTATTTTGTTATTAACAAGTATTCAACGTTGTCATTTCTACATCTCAACCACTCCCTTATCAAATTTACTGTTTCCTCGAATACAGCAAACTCCACAATCTTTTGTTCTTTTTCTACTATTCCAAATATTATTCCACCTTCTAAGTCAATATTGTCAATCTTAATCGATTGCAATGCTGATATTCTACAAGCTGTATCAATTATCAAATTAAATATGATTCTATCTTGTAAATCATATCGTTTATCCATTTCCATTTTGATATTAATCTCAATTATCTCTTTATTTGTAAGATAATAACTATTTCTCCGTTTCTCTACATCTGTAACTTTCAATCTATCAAGTTTATCCCTGAACGGATGTGTCGCTACCAAATCCCGCTTAACTGCCCAAATGTAGAAGCTGCTTATCGCCGTTATCTTGTTATTAATAGTCCTAGCGTTGTTTCCTTTCGCTTCCCTGCAATAACAGATATATCGCTCTAAAATACTCACAATAAACTTTAACGTCTCTTTACTCAACAAATAACGATTATTCTCATACACTCTTAAATACTCTACAAACTGTTTCATATTGTTCAAATATGTCTTGTAAGTCGTGTTTTTAGTTGCCACATTCTTTGCTATGCTACTGTTCAAATACTCCAAATAAATCTCCGCATTTCTTCCTTTCAACTCTTGCAATTCCATTTTTATCATCTCCTCTATAATGTCTTTAATACATTATAGACTGGAAAATTTATCTGAATTTGAAAGCATAAAAATTAATATTCCAAACGGATATATAAAATTTGTGAAAACAGGTAAGGCTGTTAATTGTTCGGTTTATCTAGAAAATTTAGTTTCTAGAATGTCTTATAAAGATGGCGATGTTATTTGCCAGTATCCCGAAAAATTTATTCCGAAGGTCGAATATATGGACATGGAGTTTGCCGTCATCACGGTCGAAAAAAATAATTTGACTGGGACTACAAGGCTAATCCCTTTACATCAAGGTATAACAATTTGGGGAGTTTCCGGTAAGGAATTTTGGCAGATAAAAGGAACTGCTAATTACTTCACTTCATAATTACTGGAAAATTTATACGAAAGTACGAATAATTTGACACTAAAAACAGGGGAGGTTACTTTTAATACTGGAAATAATTCAATTGGAACATACTCAGCCGAATTTGAACATTCTTTCAAAAAATCTTTTAATAAAAAATGTGTTGGAGTATTTGTTCAAAACGTAGGTTATAACGAAGAAATGGAAAACTTAATATTTATTAAAAATATTTATAATTATGGATTTAGTTTTCAATGTTACAGAATTTCAGGAAGCAACCTTACCAGCGGTGAAACGGGTAATTTTGTTTATCTTGCAGTAGGATATTAAACAATTCCTATTAATGTCCAGTCGAATCCCATTTGGCTATTTGTACTAATAAATCGACATTCAGTTTTGCTTCGCCCAGTATGAGTAATTGAAGAACCGGTGTCCCACGTTGAAATAGTGATAGCAGGGGTATTCTTGTAGGGTACAGGATAAGTCAAAGTATACCGGCTTCGAGATGTCGAAACACTACCCCATTGAATCAAAATCCTTCCTATTTTTATAAAATTGTCTCCAAAGCTGTACAAATTTTCCACTTTGTCTGAAAGTCCAACATTCGTAATATCCACAAATTTAGTAATGTCAAAACTTTTACTCGTATGATTTTGGATACATTTATAAATTTTCCCATCTGTTAAATCATTTATGTACCATTTCCCAGCTTCTTTGTTTTCAACTTTACTTACGTATCCACCTAAAGATTGTCCTATTGCTTGTTTCCAAGTTTCTGCATCTATCGCATTTCCTGTTTCTGTGCCGAATTTAACAATTCCAGCTTTTTCTGTTGTTGCGCTCGAAGTTTGACCATCGAGATGCTCCAATATTTCATACAACTTCATAAAATTCCTTGATACTTTTCTCAAATCAGCAACCGTGTCTAACTGAAATAACTCAAAAAGTTCGTTTTTAGTACTTGGCGGTACAAAAGTATTTTCATCTATATTTTTTATTAAATCTAATGTCGCTTGTTTCATTTTATCTCCTTTCAACTAATATACAATTTTTACATCATACCAAACTGGAATGACTCCATAAATCAATTCTAGCCAGTATTCCAAATATTCTTTATCTACAGCGGATGAATGGAAATTTATTACATATTGGAAATTATTCTTATCGTTCGTTATTGTTACGCTATCATTGAAAATAAAATACAACTTCATTGTATCTTCAAAATACTTTAGAGTGGTCGATCGCCTTAAAATTCTTTTTGCTATAATTCTGTTCATTTTAAATATTGTTGCCAAATTTTTACTTGAGACTAATCCATATTTTCCCTCTAATTTTTCCAAAATTTCGCTTCTTGCCGTTGTAAATCTTCTGTTTTTTATTAAAGTTCCTATTTTAAATTCCAATGATTTTAGCTCGACATCTGCAAAATGAAATATATCCTGAATGAGAGATGAATTTCTGAATATTCCTGGAAGTGATTTTATCATACTGTTATAATAATCATTTTTAGCAAGATTATACATAACATCCGCATAATCATCATCATATACGAAGAGTATTGGAAATTGCTTCTCAGTAATCTTTTGCTTAAAATTTACATAGTCATCTAATCCTACAAAGAATGAAAAATCACTTACTGTATAATTCAATAACTCTAACGCTGTCATTTCAGATAATTTTTTGGTGTGTTTAACAAAATTAGCCGTTTTGGGATTACTTTTAATCGTAGCAAACTCTTTATCTCTACCATCATTTACAAAATCCCTCACATAGAAATTTGATAATTCATTTTCACTAAAATTATCTTTAATATATTCGGTTGACTTTTGGTGTACATTTTTTGCCATTAGTTTCTAAATCCAATCACATAAAAATTTTTGGCTATTTCATACTGCATTAAAGCGTAAATTATAACCTCATCTCTTGCGTCAAAAGTAGCATAATTTATTAAATTTCCACCAGTTATTGAATCATAAATCCCAATTCCTATTACACGCCCCCAGTCTTCCCTTGCTTCAGGAAACTTTACTGAAGCTAAGTTACTTGTTTCATTCGATGTCGTTGACCCAAAATTTATAGCCCTTCTTGCATATGAAGCTGAAACAAGCTCTGTAGCATTTTCTTTTCCATTTTCTCCCATTGTAACTGCTGTCAAAAGCCCAGCATAATATGTTTTGCCTTCAAACAGTGTATTCAATATTTTAGCTTTTGCTCCTAATGTGAATCCGCTCATTTTTCCTCCTAAAATTAATCTAAAGTTTTTAGCGTTATATTTAAAACACTTATTAAATCTTCATCTTCCAATATAATATCCTCTTTAGTGTTATTAATATCTATGTTTGAAATTTTCTTAAATGCTTTTATTTCTAACAACTTATCAATTACTTCCGCATAATAAATTCTGTTCTCTTCAAATAATTTATCTAAAAACACTTGATTTAAAATATTTTTTGTAAGTTCAATCGCACTTTGCTCATTGTATTCTTTGTTTAATATAGCTTCAAATGTAAGACTTATACTTTTCTCTTTGATAGTTTTTACCGTAAATTCCGCGTCTGTTATAATTTCATTATCCAAATATGTTTTTATATCGTTCAGCTCTTCATCTTTTAATTTTATCCCAGCTTCGCCAATTCCAATGATTTTAGCTGTCCCTTTACCATTCCATCTTGGAATTACTCTTAATTTCTTTACATTCTTAAATTTATTTAGTATCATTTCTTTAATCATATTTGCATTGTAATTTACACTTGGAACCGATAATATTTTTTTTCTTCTCTCTCGTAATTCTGCATCATTCTCTTCGTCTGTTCCATCTGAAATAATATTAAGATTTTCTACTTTTTCAAGTCCGACATAACTTTCAGAGAATTTATTTATTTCTCCGATTCCGCAATTTCCAATTTTTCCAGCGATGTTTGCAACAACATTAACCTCACTATATCCAACTGTTCCAGTTTCTTTGTATGCTACTATTTTCGATTCAGCAATAGTGTATGTGCAATTATTACTTGCTACTATCATTCCTTTTTGAATCAATGCACCACTTGTCCCATAAATTCTAACTGTTCCAGTCGCCGTAGTTGCTTTTTTCCTAAAGATATAGTCTTCTTTACAAATGCTGTCAAGATAAATGCCTTCAGCCGTATCGGCATTGTAGTTCTTTGACATTTCATCATATAATTTCTGTTGCACAATTAATTCCGTAGAAAATGCTCTCACAATATCCGCCGTAAAACTTCCGGGAGTGTCATTGTACTTAATCATAAAATCGCCATTAAATATATCTGATACCAAGCTATTTATATCATTTTCATAGACATCTATATCTTTTCTAGTTACCATTTCTTCACCTTCTTCCGATTAAAAATCTTTAAATTCAATTGTTTCAGAAATGTTGAGCATTTCTTTTTCTCCGCCTTTTAACACTATATCGAACTCAAAACTTAGTTTATCTTCTTTAAATTCAGAATAATAATTTATAATTGATTTTATATAATCGTGTTCTTTCAATGCAGATATTATCTCTCTTTTAATCTCACTTTGAGCATAATCTTGATACAGGGGATTTATGCCTTTGTACTTGTTAATTCCTACGCCAAATGGAAATATATCCTTATAGTACACTCTCCAAGCATTTTTAGTAACAATCAAACATTTAATAACCCATTGTTTGACAATTTCCTTTTTTGTTGTTAAAAGAACCGGGGTTCCTTTTTCATAAACAAAATCACCTTTTTTAAAGTCCCATTTCAAATCAAAATAAACTTCAGAATTGTCGTATTCCAAATTCTTGGTATTAGAATATATATCAAGAGCTGTAATCGCTGAATTAGGTAACATCTTATCCACCTGCCTTATTATAATAATAAGCCTTGTCTACCAAATAAAACTTTTTCTGATTTTTAAATTCATTTAAGATAACTTCATCTCCAACTTTTAATTCATCAGTCCACTTATTTGTTCCGCTAGCTTTATATGTCCCTTTTGCTGCTATTTTATTATGTGTGTTTCCGCCAGAATCCATATTCTCACTATCAGTCACATCTATTTCAATATTGCCTTCAACTTCAAATTCTCTGGTGTATCCTGCTACTTTTTCAAAAGCTACAACAATTCTATCCGCCTTTAATATTATTCTTTCATCAATTTGAACTTCTAAATTTGGAGGTGCTTTTACAACTTTTCCCAAAAAAGGCCCATTCCAATCAGGGTTTCCAAAATTCTTCCTTAAAATCCGAGCTAAATTATCAAAGGCCTTATTCGGTTCTGAATGTTTTGCTTCTTCAGGTTGCAACATTTCTTTATCCATAAAAATCACTCGCTTTCTTCTTCATTTTCTTCCAATTCTGCTACTAAATTTAAAGTTAAGCTCATAAAATATATTCCCATTCCGTAAAAACTGTATTTTTGACTAAAATTATGATTCACACTTTTAACTTCAAAAACTCCAGCAATACCGGTACTATTTTTAGAAATCTTAACTAAATCTCCTGCTCTTAAAACTGGTACTCCAGGAACTGTCAAAGTAAATGTTTTCTCAAGTTTATTTTTTTCTTTTAAAACATTTACAGCTTTTATGGGTTTTTTCTCTTTTTGCTTCTTTTTCGATTTTTTACTATCTTTTGCACTTTTACCAGATTTTTTATTAGCTTTATTATCTTTTTTACTAGAACTTTTGCTACTTTTTTTATTTCTTTTTGTGTTTTTAGCCATTACTTCTTACCTCTTGCTTTACTTCGTTTAGAAGTTTTAACCCTAGTTTTTTCAGCTTTTTTATTATTTTTCTTATCCTCTTTTTTATCAGTTTTATTGTTTTTGGTCTTTTCTCTACCTTTTTTAGCTGACTTACCTTGATTGTTCTTCTCTTGTTTAACCATATATTGTAGCAATCCATATTTTTTGATATTTTCTTCATCTCTCGCTGTATCGACTTTATTCATTTTTTCATCATCTCCGTCTACGACAATGACACTATTTCTCATATTTTCAAAACTTACTGAATAATTAGGATCTTTTATAAAATTAAAAATATTTACAAATCCATCACCAATTGAAATTTTATATTCTTTGGGCTGTATTTTACCGTCTAAATATTTGTCGCTATTTCGTTTAACAAAATGAAAAGCATTATCTGCAAAATAAAAATACCAATTTTCCTCGGAATCTTCTTTTATAGTTTCTATTATTTTTTTAATAATATCGGCGATACTTTCCTTGTAATAATATTCATCAATTTTCACGCTGCAGGGTTCGATAGTTCCAACAGGCATATCAAATTCATTTAACATCTTTTTTATACATTTGTCCGCTTCTAAATTATCAAATTGAAAGATTTCAGATATTCTTGAAATATAAAAAGCTGGGTCATAAGCTGTAAATTTAGGAGCCTTGCTGTTTACACTAATTTTAGGAATTATCCCTTGAAATATCAGAGTTTCCATATTGTCATAAAGTTCCACAAAATAAGCTCCTTTATCCAAATCAATTGTGTGATATGGCATATCTTCCCTATAATTGTAAGCAAGTTCAAACTCCATTTGTGCTGTAATGTTGTCGATACTGCTTGATAACTGAATATTATCTTTTACAATGCTTGTCAAATCATATCTTTTACTGTCTGGATCAGTTACTATTATTTTCATCTTTACCACTTACCTTATAAAATAATTTTTCTTCAGTTACTTCGGCTTCTTCTATATCTGAAAACTCTGGAAACTCTTCAAACTCAATATCAAAATTTAAAGTCCCGATAGCGTCAAAACTGCACTCAAATTTATTCACAGTTGCAAGAAAATTCAAGTCAACAGGATTTAAAATAGAACTAAGAGTCCCTTTCCCTAATTTCCCTACTAAAATAACCCGTATCGGCTTATCAGATATTTCCAGTGATTTAAATAACAGGAATGTTGTAAACGGGTCAAGCAAATGGTGTGCCGCAAATTTATATTTTTGTTCCGGAATAAAAGAACTAAAAGCTAGAGACTGTAATTTCTTCTTATTTTTAAGTTTTAATATACCGTTTACGGTATCTATACTTTCCCATCCACCGATACTTTTAAATTTCATTTCACTAGGCGGAACTGGGAAAAGATAAAATTCTTTTAATTCTGATAGCTTATTATTTATTTGTGAAAACAAGGCATTTCCACCTGCTATATTGTCAACTTTTCCTTTTAAATCATTCAAACCACCAGCTAACATTCCTTTCGCTTTTTCAATGAAATTATTATCACCAAGTTTTTGGGATAAAAAATCCATTGTGTTAAATGATTTATTTCCTAAAAATTCCAGCTCCTTATAATCAACATTCTCGTCAAATTTAATAAATATTTTATAATCCAGTAGTCCCATAACCTATCCTTTCTGCAAACTTGCTGCAATTTTATTCGCTATCGCATCTCCGCTTGGAGCCGCTGGAACATTAACATTAATTTTAATAGCCCTTACTGCTCCTACAACTTCTCCTAACTTTCCAACAATCGCACTTTTAGTAGCAGAAATTTCACCTTTCAAGGCGTTAATTTGTCCTTTAATTTCTCCTAAAATACTGTTTCTAGTCGTATCAAGCGGATTTCCTTTTATATCTGCACTCACTTGTTTTACTGCTTGCTGTAAATTATTAAAAGCCGCAGGATCTATTTTCATTTGAGTATTCGCAAATGAACTAGGATCAACTTTCATCTGCATTTCATTGAATGCGCTTGGGTCTATTTTCATTTGGGTATTTGCAAGCGAACCAGGGTCAACTGAAACTTTAGCTGTCGGATCAAGTTTTACAGTTTGGGGTTGTGCGGGTACTGGAGATTGTTGAACTTGTTGAAACGACATTCCTGCTGGCTGGGCGTTAGTCCCCGCTTGTGCTATTTGGGTATTGACTTGTGCATTTATATCAACTTGTTTTTGCGCTGGTTTTGCCGCTTCAGCATTCAATTCTTCCATACCCTTTTTAACTTCATTTATTGATTCAGTAGCCTTTTGAGCATCATCTTTTCCAAATAATTTTTTAAAGAATCCACCAACTTTTGAAATAATTTTTCCAAAGAATAAAAAAGTATTTATAATCCCTTTTACAGCAAATCCAAGCACACCACCGATTATTTGGGCCAACCCTGTTAAGAGAGGCATTATAAATTGCAAAGCTCCTCCAACTACACTAGCTATTGTGCTAAATGCACCTGATATAGTACTTGCAAAACTTTGCCCTTGCGAACCTGCAAGTCCCGCAGCACTTGCAAAACTGCTAAGAAGGCTTCCTATAACAGAAAATACAGCACTAAATATAGATCCAAGAATAGATATTGCAGCTCCAATACTTGAAAATATAACAGTCAATACACTTCCAACAGCCTGAAAAATTGAACTAAATTGACTAGCATTTGACTGTATGGATTGAAAAAAACCACTAATTGCACTAGCCCATCCACTTATAAGAGGTAAAAAAGATTGCCCTATACTCGAAAATGCCGATCCTATTGCCGGAAGAGCTCCTTCAAAACTTTGAACTATTTGTGTTGCCATTGGAGTTATCGCTTGTCCTGCTTCTATCATTCCTTTTGCCATCGAAGCCTTCATCCGATTAATCGAAGGTCCTATTCCTTGGTCCATTTGCTTATACGCCTGTTCAGTTGCGCCATCAGAGTTTTGCATTTCTTTCATATTTTCTGCAAAATCTTTAGCATTTTTTCCAGTAACAGACAAGGCAAATGACCCCGCTTCAACACTTCCAAAAAATTCATTAATATTCTTACCACTTTTTTGTGCGTGCTGATCCAATGCCTGCATAGCAGTCTGCAAATTTCCACCTTGTGCTATAAAATCTTTAAACGATTTACCTGTTGCGGCCTTAAATTCTTTAGAAGCCTTTGACGAACCTTTTGAAAATTCACTAAATGCAGCTTTCATCTGTGTCATTGTCTCACTTGTAGGTGTTCCTTTTGCTGTCATAGTTGCTACTACAGCAGTCAAATCACTAAACTGTACTCCTAAGCTACTTGCTACAGGGGAAACTTGAGCAATACTGCTCGCCATTTCGCCAAAAGTAGTTTTACCTTTTCTTACTGCTGTAAACATTAAATCACTTGCTTTTTTGGCACTTATATTCTTAGCACCAAAGGCATTTACAACCGAACTTATACCATCCACAGCAATTGCTGTATCATTCAAACCAGATGCTATAGTTGCTTGCTGTGCTACATCCAAAAATCCCTTAACATCATTAGCCGCAACCCCAGCGGATAAAGCCTGATACATCGAAGCAGAAATATTATCAGCCGCTTGTCCATACTTTTGAGATAAATCCAATACATCTTTGCTTAATTTATCTTTAGTTTGCTGTGAAGCATTCGGCAACATCGTGTAAACCATGTTCATTCCTTTTTGAAAATTTCCAGAAGCCTGTACAGCTTTTACAGCAAAACCTGCTGTTGCGGCAGTAAGAGCACCAATCGCAACAACAGTTGCTCCAACAGGACCAGTTGCAAGTCCTGCAATTCCTTTTAATGCAGAACCTAATGCTCCTACTCCACCACCACTTGCACCAGCTTCAGCCGATGCCTTCGCAATATTTTTTAATTTAGTGGCAAAATTTCCTATACTTCCACCAAGACTTCCAGTCAAAAAAGAAAAAGCCTTTTTTCCAAGACTTCCTATTTTTTTCAAAGGTTCTATTAAAAATTTAAGTTTTCCGCCTATCGCACTTATAAGCGAAGCCACTTTACCACCAAAAGCTTTCATTAGCGAATTCCCTGTTCCCTCGGCAGCAGGTTTTACTTTCTTGATTTGCTCTCCACTTTTTCCCGCTTCGTCCCCCAGTTTTTTCACATCAGCGGAAGCCTTTTTAGAACTGCTGGAAAGTTTTTCTGTATCTGTTGCGGTCTTTTGTGCGTCATCTCCTAGTTTTTTTACTTTTTCTCCTGAAGAATTGGCACTATCCGCCGCTTTTGATAAACTTTCTCCTAATTTTTCATTACTAGCTGAACCCGTTTCAGCCGCCTGTGATAATTCTCCGAAACTTTTTGCAAGTGAACTGAATTTTGATATAGCTTCGTCTATCCCGTCAACCTTGACTTCCATAGCCATGACATTTCCACTATCCGCCATACAACATCACCCCCATTTTAGAGTATTCGGAAAATCTCTCGTTTTCTTTTTCCTGTAAAATCTCATAAGCCGCTATGTAATAATCCCAGATATAGCTGTCATGTATTTGGTTAAAATCAGCAGGTGTCCAGCCCTTTTGCATATAGTAAATAATTGCATTAAGTTCAGAATCAAAAATATTTTGACTTATTTTTTTTTTAATTCTACAACATTTGGATTTTTACTGCTTTCAAAAAGAGCAGTCTGTTTATTTATAACTAAAATTAATATTTCCATAATCTCGTTGTCAGTAAAAAAACTTTTAATAATCCCTGCTCTGCTTTGTGCTTTTAATTCCACCATCAGCTCCCCTGCCAAATCCGTAAAATTAGGTTCCACGAAAGTATCAAATAGATAATCGCAAATAACAGCATTTGATTTTGTAATTTTTTCAGCAAATATTCGTTCTATTTCTTTTTTTGAAATAGTAAAATCTGTAATTCCAATTTTACCGCAAAGTTCTATAAAGGCTTTAAAGTCAGGAACTTTTAATTTAAAGACAGTATCTTTGTAACTTTCTAAAGTAAATTCTACCAATGATTTTTCTTCACGAATTTTATTCGCTTCTTCACGCCTTTTCAATAATTCCTTTAAATCCATATTGAATCATTTCTCCCTTCTAAATTAACTCAACCGCTTTAAGATTTATTGGAAGATAACCGATTTTTAATTCTTCGTCCATTTCTTCCCCACGCTTAGCTTCTATAGAAAACCCGTCCTTATTCCAACAGTCAGTAATTCTAATTGCTTCAGCACCTGCAACATCAGGGTCGTCAACCTGGAAATATAATTCAAAATACACTTCATTCCCCTTAGCCAATTTTGTAAATTTCTTAAACCAATTTGAATTTAACTTATATCTTTTAATAGTACCTTCCCCACTAGCACCGACAATTTTTTCACCTTTCTGCCCTCCAGGAAGCCAAACTTCTTTTCTCTCTATTTTAGTCTCTATTTTCACTTCAGATACTTCCGCAAATACTTCTCCATCAATCATAAGCGTTCCATGTGAGCCAGAGATTACCTGATTTGCCTTAAATATATCCATTCTTTATCATTCCTTTCCTAACTTTGAATTATAGCTTTTCCAAAAAAGTCTTCCATACAGTCAAGCGGCATTAATTCATCACATTTTGCATAAACTACATCAACCGTATTAATTCTACGAAGTTTAGCTTCACTCATTTTATCCACTTCTTCTTTCGATATACCTTTTTCTGTCATCAAATATAATTTGTGCCGCTCCACATCAATATCAAAAGAATTTGAATAATCAGGGTCTAATATTCCTTGATTCATAAGACTTTGTGTGTAGGCATTGACCGCATTTAGAAAAGCCATTTTATTTAAATATCCATTTAATCTTGCACCTTTATAGTCATTCCAAGATTTTTTCAAATCCTCAATTATTGTGAATAAACTTCTTACGACTTTAACCTTGCTGAATCTACGCTGTCTAGTAGTATCAGGCGTTATAAATGAAGTAACTCCACGATTAATCACATAATAGCTGATTCCGCTGTCATCTTTTTGCACATTGACTGCTATTTTTCCTTGTTTAGTTATTTTACCTGGTTCAGCTGGAACATCACATTTTTCCAAGAATCCCATTTTCATATTTGTAATACTTCTTGAAATAGGACATCCCGCTTCCATACTAGCAATAGCAAGTGCAAATTCTTTATCGCTATATGTATGACCGTTCACAGTTGCTCCTGTTATGCCACAATTTACCACTGCGTGATGATCCGGCACTTTATCCGAAGCAACAAATACAAAAAAGTGGGCCTGGTCAAAATCCAGTGCCAATTTCCCCAATTCTGTATTATGTCTGCTCTTAGCATAGCTTATTAAATTATCTGTCTCGCTTTCTGTTGCACTTGGTATAACTATACTGTCAACTCTACTCTCCAAATCACTCAGGACATCTGTTATTTTTATTGATTCCCTTTCATCTTCCTTTACTCTTTTAACAATAACTTTATAAGGACTTCCAACAAATGCCAAATCTTTTAACAAATTAAAATTTTCAGTACTCCAGTCTGTCTGTCGCACATCTCCTCTGCTGTTAAAAGTGTAATCCCTGTCATCTTTTGTACTGTCAAACAGCACTACTCCTATGACTCCTTGCTCACTTCTGGCAATGGCAGTTCCCGCTCTTTCTTCGATTTCCAAAACAAACTTTGGACTTCCGTTCATTATTCATCACTCCTTTTACTTAAATATATATTCTTAGCTGGACTATATTCCTTCATATTGTCAATCGCATATTTTATTGGAAAACTTGTATCAAAAGTCCCAGTTATAAGACATATTCTCAAAGTTTCTTTTGCTTCTACTGATTTCAATTCTCCAAATTGTAAACTCATTTTTTCAGAAAAGAATATTCTCCTGTTCTCATCTAAATTTTGTATTTTCTTTTGAATATCCAGTGCCTGTAAAATAAAGTTCCCCAAGTCATCCTGCACTTTAGGCTTTATGATATAAAAATTTAGCATTGCACTGTATTCTTTAGCATTTTTCACAGTAATTCCGTTTATTTCACAAATTACTGAATTTATCACAAAATCCTCGGCTTCCAAGTCATCTGTTATATAAAACGCATAATCAGGATAATCTTTTTCCAGCTCTTCCTTAAATTTTTTAAATACTATGTCAAACATCACATCAGCTCCTAAAATCTATAAATTCGTCCGTATCTATTGTCGTTCAAAAGACTTGAACCGCCGCCATCTTCAGAACTTCCTTTCAAACTTTCCAGCAACTTATAAAGCGTATCTCTCTTATCTTCTGAAATTTTTTCTTTTTCCAGACTTTCATATATTTTCCAAGCCACATAAAGCTCATTTAATACTCTTTTTGTTTCGGAATCCAAAAATTTATATTTCTCATCACCTATAAAAATCGTTACAAAAATTTTACAATCCGGGACAAGCTGATTATTTATATAATCAATAAATTCTTGAGCCGTCCTTTTGGAATATCTGCAAACTTCAATAGATACGACTTTAGGAATATAGGATATTTTTTCTAACAACTTTTCATCAAGTTCAGGAGCAGCTCCATTTCCAGAAGTCCCTCCCACCTTTTCCAGCATAATCAATCACTTCCTATTTTGAGTTGGGAACAATGGCGATGCTATCCACATTAGAAATTTCATATCTGACAATAAAATCTTTAATAGCAACTACTGGAGCAAATGCTGATTTGCAGAACATTTTAGCTCTTGCAGTCTCTTTATTGGCAGGG